GCGAGATACTTTAAACAAAAACATGTCAATCAAATCAACAATCGCTGCTATCGCAGCATCTCCATTCCTACTCGCTGGTGCAGCTTTTGCTGGTCCATATGTGAATGTAGAAAGCAATCTCTCATATCCTGATGGAGATTATACAAGTGCTACTACTGAGTTCCATCTTGGATACGAAGGTACTGCAGGAACAGAAGGTAAGATCGCTTACTATGTACAAGGTGGTCCTTCACTAAACCATAGTGAAACTGCTGACGATACAGAGACAGAAATCTCTGGTAAGATCGGTGCATCTGTACCTGTTGCTGAAGATCTTGGTGTTTATGCTGAGTTATCTGGTGCTACTAATGGTGAAGACTCTACTGGAGACACCGTTGTAGACTGGGGTGCTAAGCTTGGTGCTAAGTTCACATTCTAAAACAGTTAGAATATACCAAACTAAATAGGGATGTCACTGACATCCCTTTTTTATTTCCAAGAGAATTATGGCGAAATCACCAGGCGGTACAGTAATCTACACAAGAACTGGCTGCCCCTATTGCACAAAGATAAAAGAGGTGTATAATATGAACGGTTGGTCATTCACAGAGTACCAACTCAACGTTCAGTACACCAGACCACAGTTTAAACAAGAGTTTGGACCTAATGCTACCTTCCCTCAGGTCGTGATCAACGGTCAGAAGATGGGTGGGTGTACTGAAACAGTAAAGTATCTACGGGAGTCACAACTACTTTAATGTCAAACTATGATCCTGATAATGAAGTCCTTTATTGCTTGCTCGATAAAGCACTAGACACTGCCATGCTAGAAGGCAGATTTCTTTTTAGTATGGATGGGTATCTAAAGGGACATGACTACACTCGTAGACAAACTACAGAGTTGTTAGAATCATCCCCCTACACAGAAATTACACAAACCATAGCAGAACTCGACGGTTATCTGCATGGTGACAAGATGTTAAAGGAAGCGTACGGTCATGTTACAAAAGCAAATGCTAGGAAGATTCTCAAGTACCTAACCAAGGTCAGGGATGAAGCATTGACCTACCACGAATCCAGAAAACCAGGAAGACCCAAAGGATCTAAGAACAAAAAGAAACGCACTAAATAAGAATGACATACTTGAGGACGCTTACATGGATCAGATTTCTTTTTACTATCTTGCGTTCTTCCTAACAATCGGTTCCTTTTTACTAGGATTTGTGGTATCATGGAACCTAAAGCATGTCTTTGATACATGGGTAGACAAAGCAGACTATGCTGCTGAGGTTATACATCCTGAGATGTATGACGAGGATGGTCAACTAGCATCTCCTGATGAGATACTATACTTGCGTTTTACTGATGTATCTGATACAATAGATGACGATGAAGACTAAGTTATGAAACTTTTATTATCTGAGGTGCTTCAGAAGGCACATAATGCCAAGACGAAAGCAGAGAAGGTTAACATCCTTCGTAAGAACAAGAGTGATGCTCTGGTCTCTGTGTTCATTATTAATTTTGATGAATCAGTAGTACCTGTGGTACCACTAGGTGAGGACGTACCTTACCGTAAGAATGAAGCACCTGCGGGTACTGAGCATTCTAAATTAGAACATGAAGCAAGGATACTATTCCATTTCTTTAAGGGTGGTTCTAAACTCACTCCTATTAAGAGAGAAACCATGTTCATCCAACTGCTAGAAGGTCTGCATCAAGATGAAGCAGAGGTCGTAATCAAAGCAGTGAACAAGACATTACACAAAAGATATAAGATAACACAGTCATGTGTGAAGGAAGCATTTCCTGAGATCGTATGGGGTGGTAGATCATGAGGGTCTTAGTGCAAGATTGCAACTTAGAAAAAGACAACACAAAAGATCTACCAGTTAATGCTTACATCGTTGAGTATGTAAAGGAAAACGAAACCAAACATGATATTGTAGTAACAGGTCATAATGGTACCATAGGTATCTTTGATCACTACTGGGACTTATACAAGGAGGGATTAAAAGGATGGAACCAAGCGGATGGGAGAGTACCCGTAAGGCAATGGAAATCTATGCAAGAAGTAAAAGACGACCAAAGCAAGAAGAAAAAGAAGAAGAGATGAGTCCTTTCTATCAGTTTAAGGAAGGATATAAGGATGGTAAAGGGGATGATGAATACTATCAAGAACTAGGTTCCAAAGTTGTTGATAACTTCCTCAAGTTATTATTCGCACCGTTTATAGTATGGGGTGCATGGAACATAGTAGTACCTACATTGTTTGGACTACCACCTATAGGATATGTTTATTCTTTAGCATTATACACCTTATTTAAAATACTTAGATGAGTAAAGTTTGTTTTGTTTCCGTCACTCCTGACGCTGAAAAAACTATAGGATACATCGCAAGAGTATCCAACCCTAACAACCAAGACAACCCTAAGGTTGAGAAGTTGTTAGAGTATTGTATTAAGCATGGACATTGGTCTATCTTTGAGCAAGCACACATGACACTAGAGATTAGTACCTCTCGTGCTATCGGTGCACAAATCCTCAGACATAGGTCATTTACTTTCCAAGAGTTTAGTCAGAGGTATGCAGATACAAACTTACTATCAACTAACATTCCTGTACCAGATCTAAGGAGACAGGATGATAAGAACAGACAAAATAGTATTGATGATGTAGATGAAAAACAAGTATCGTTCTTACAAGGTAGGATCACGCAGTATTTCGCTGAAGGGATTGATCTCTACAATGAACTCCTCCGTGAGGGCATTGCGAAGGAGTGTGCGAGATTTGTTCTCCCTTTAGCAACACCTACCAAGATATACATGACTGGGAGTGCAAGGTCATGGATGCACTATATAACATTACGGACTGCCAATGGCACACAGAAGGAGCACATGGACGTAGCAAATCTATGTCGTGATCACTTCATCTGTAACTTCCCCACTGTATCTAAAGCAATGGGATGGTGTCCCACAGTAGATGACTGTGACTGTAATGATTACTGGGATGACCTACAACCATGTCTGAGGATAGACTAATGCCTAATTACGATTTTAAAAACAAAGAAACTGGTGAGATCATAGAAGTATCCATGTCTATGACTGCTCTGGATAAATATAAAGAGGAGCACCCAGAATTAGAAAGATACTTTGGCAATCAGGGAACGTCTGCCATCTATGGCAAACCCAAACAGTCTGATGGATTTAAAGATGTGATGTCTAAGATACAGAACGCACACCCTAAAGCAAACCTATCGAGGTATACTTAATGCCAAGGAAGAAAAAGAACGGTGGTACTCCGATAGCGGCCATGTCATCGAAACAAATTAGAAGAGCAAAACCTATTAACATTGACCACCTCAAGACGATTGAGCCTTTAACGGACAATCAGAAGAGGGTCTTTGAGTCTTACAGGTCAGGCAAAAACCTTGTACTACATGGTGCTGCAGGTACAGGTAAGACATTCATTAGTTTATACCTTGCACTCGAACAGATACTAGATCTACAGTCACCTTACGAAAAGATCTACATGGTTCGATCTCTTGTACCTACTAGGGAGATTGGTTTCTTACCTGGTGATCACGAAGATAAGAGTAACCTGTATCAGATACCATACAAGAACATGGTGAAGTACATGTTTGAGATGCCTGATGAATCATCTTTCGAGATGCTTTATGATAACCTAAGGACTCAAGCAACTATATCATTCTGGTCTACCTCATTCATTAGAGGTACTACATTTGACAGGTGTATTATAATAGTGGATGAGTTCTCTAACTTAAACTTCCATGAACTTGATTCTATTGTCACTCGTGTTGGACAGGACTGTAAGATCATATTCTCAGGAGACTATTCACAAAGTGACCTTCTCAAGAACGGAGAACGTCAAGGTGTGCTAGACTTCATGAAGATCTTGCAAACTATGCCATCCTTTGATATAATAGAGTTTGGAATAGAAGATATCGTTCGAAGCGGACTTGTTCGAGAATATCTAGTCTCCAAAATCCAATCAGGTTTAGTTTAATGAAATCATTTAATCATGTGGGGTCTGCTAAACCCTTAGCAGAATTAAAGACCCAAAACGTTGACGGTCAGAGGTTCTACAAATCACCATCTGGTCATTGGTATCCCTCAGTTACTACTGTAGTTGGTAAACAATCTATAGATGGTATCAAAAAGTGGGAACAAAAGATTGGGTACATGAAAGCAGAGAAGATCAGAAGACAATCTGCTTGGCGAGGCACCCAGTATCACACTATAGTGGAGTATTATTTAAACAATGAGCCTGAAAAAATTGAGAAGAGCGAGGGTCTTCCCTCGTACCTTTTTGGGTCTTCTCGTGAGATCCTTGATCGTATTGATAATATTCATCTTCTCGAAGCCCCTCTTTATTCTGATGAATTGGGTATTGCTGGCCGTGTTGATTGCATTGCTGAGTTTGATGGCGAACTTGCTATAATAGATTTTAAAACAACCAATGCTATCAAGAAGGTAGAGTGGTTGGAAAAGTATTTCGTACAGGAAGCAGCGTATGCTTACATGTACTACGAAAGAACTGGTGTCGAAGTAACTAAACTTGTAACGTTATCTGTTGCAGAGAATGGTGACACACAGGTAGAAGAAAGGTATGATAAAGTACCTTACATTGATACTCTATGTGAATGGATCAAAGAGTTTAAGATGAGTATGTTAACCGACTGGGTGAAAGAGGAGGTCGGAGTGTGAAAGAACTAGAGGAAAATTTTATGACCCAAAGTAAATTCAGCACTTTGGTTGAGCACACCGTACAAGAGAGTAACGGTTTGATTAACTACATAGAAGCAGTAGCGACAGTTTGTGAAGAGTATGATATTGAGGTTGAGGTAGTCAACAAACTCATATCTAAACCTCTGAAGGATAAGATTAAAGCTAACGCTCAACAACTTAATTGTATAAAACGAACAAGCAGAGGAGTCTTACCACTATGAAGGCATCATGTCTTAAGATACTATCCGCTTACGGATACACAGGAGAAAAAGCAGAAGCATGTGCCGAGGAGTGGTGCAGCAA